CGATGGGAATATTTTTCTCATCCTTTTTTATGTATTCAGACGCCATCAAAAGATTTCCTATGTCACCCTTGACAGCGGCGCGATAACCTACGGCAGAACAAGCACTGTAGTTGCCCGAGGATGCAGCCGGGCTGTAGTTGCCCGAGGATGCAGCCGTGCTGTAGTCGCCCGAGGATGCAGCCGTGCTGGATTCGCCCGAGGATGCAGCCGTGCTGGATTCGCCCGAGGATGCAGCCGTGCTGGATTCGCCACTTTTACTCTGCCCGGCCTTTTTATAAAAATCATCAAAGCCAGTGGTTGCTATTCCAAAAACGTCCTGTAACGCTTCAATTTCAATCTCGGCTTGGTTTTTTTCTTTTTTCATAACTATTTCACTCCTATATTCCAAAGGTCAGCAATGATAATCGCCGCCTCACGTTGCGTGTATTTCTTTGGCTTCCTGTCTTGCTCCATTAACTCATCGGTTAATTTTCCAAGCTGGTCGGCCTCCTCCACGTCATAGCCATGCTGTGAGGTGTAGGAATAAACCGCCAACCAGAAGAAGAGGGACAGCGCGATGACAAAAACAATAGGGTGGTTCAGGGCTTTCATCATAACGCCCCCTTGGTTGATTCGTTAAGCGATCTTAGAAATTTGGTGAAATAATCTTCATACCGGTATTTGTCGCGGTTAGCGGCAATTTCCTTAATGCTTTCAAATAACGCATCACCCATCGATGGTTCGCGCTTCGGCTCAACATCGAAAGGCTCAGAGTTATATGCCCAGCCCTTTTTAAGAGCCTCACGAGCTACGAAATCAGAAACATCATATTCTTGACCCTTAAGAAAACGCTGAACAGTTTTGCCATCGCCTATTCTTCTGGTAGCTATAAACGTAATTTTCATAAATTCCCCTTTCGTGTTGATTTAGGCAGTGTACAGAATTCTAAACATGATGTCAACAGGGGAAAATGAAATAAATGTACAAAATAACAAACAAAGCGCCTTGACATTGTTTTTACTAGGGTTTATTGTGATTATTATGAAATTACGTGAATATTTTGACACTAATAAGATAAACATTTCCGACTTTGCCAAAAGCGTGGGCTGTGGCCGTACAACGATTTATAACATCATGAATGGCGTGGGAATGCCTAATGCGCGTATTGTTGCCGCGATTGAGCGGGAGACAAAACGCAAGGTTAGGATGGAAGATATAGAGCAGATTTATGATTAATTAAGGAATCTCCGGCATCTTGCTTGCCTATACTACTGGTTATCCCCACCAGTGAGATAAAACGGGGAATAGCCGCTAATAAGAGCGGGAAGGATACGGGATTAAACATGGGGAAGTAATGAACCAGCAAATGCAGGCCGAGGAAGATTATATCTTACACCTGAACAGGTGGAACAAAGAAGCAAAGCCCGATCCTCGACAGTTCATCAAGGGCATCCCATACAAAATAGTAAATCTACCAGCTCCGAGAATTAAGGTATTTGCATGACTGACGACTCAATATTAGAGGAAATTTATCAGTATTGTCCGGGCGGCATTACGATAGAGCCGCATAATCCAAATATTCCCGGAAGCAATGTCCGACTAATGGCGCAAGCATCTATAAAACATGCTAATGGCGAATATCAATATGCCAAACTTTATATATGCAGAAAGACACTGACCGAAACGCTTGAAGCCGCTAGACATATGATAAGTGGCTACAAATCTCTCGTGGAAAGTGCGCCATGACTGACGCGGGGTTTTTCTTTGCCTTTTATGGCGCTCTCATTGTCTGCCTTGGCCTTTTCCTTTGGTATATCGAAACTCAGATTCCGCACCAATGGGATGATATGGAATGAGTCGGGCTAAGGATAAGAAATTCCGTGAATGGGTAAGCCGCCAGCCTTCATGCATCAGTGGTGGATATAGCGAGTGGGTCAATGGCGAGGGCAGAAACATAGCTTGCCATGTTCGCCGGGTTTCCCGTGGCGCTGGAACCGGAATTAAACCCCTATTCTCATGCGTGCCGATGACGAACGAAGAACACATGAACACCCACATGTATGGAGAGGATTATTATCACACCCCGGAGTGGTTCGAGAAACGCGCAGATGAATATCTTGCAATGTGGGAGCGTCTGCAATGAGCTATATCATCCACATCCCAAATTGGCATCCAACAAGCGATAACAAGCTGCAAAGCTCACACTGGACAGCCTCAAGGCAAATGAAGAACGTGGATACACAGATGATCCGCGTCTATGCCCATAAGCTCAACATACCCCCTGCAACCGGACGCAGACAAGTAGAGATAATTCTTTACGCGCAGGGAAGGGGAAGAAGGCCAGACCCCACCAATTACTACAAAAGCACCATGGACGCGCTTAACAATGGGAAACTACTGATTGATGACTCCCAAAAATGGATGGAGCATTTACCCACCAAGATAATGCCCGGGAAGAAGGCCACAACCATCATCCTTACGGATTTGCCATGATCCCCTTCCTCTACTGGCTGGACTTCTGGCAGGCCTATTTCTCTCCAAGGCAATGCATCATCCTTGAGTTTCGCAGGCTCAAGTGAGTGGTGACTGGCCTCTGCCCTGTGAGGGGCAGGCCAGTCACTGTAAGATTTCAATATGATCTTGCATTCAGAATCTAAGGAGAGTATAAATAAAACAGTCTGTAGGCGGGAGTCCTCTTAACACAAAAAGAGGATGATATGACTTGCAAAGAATTAGACAGACTTAAATCAAAACGACGCCGTGAATACCTCAAGAAAGAAATTGTAAAGCTAAAGTCATCTCCATGCGTGGATTGCGGAGAAACCTATCCGTTCTACGTTATGGATTTCGACCACAGACCCGGCACTAATAAGTCTTTTGCACTGAGCAGGGGATTATATGAAAAACGCCCTCTCAGCGTACTATTAGAAGAAATAGCTAAATGCGATTTGGTTTGTGCTAATTGCCATAGAGCAAGAACTTATCAAAGATCAATAATGTTATTGCCAACAAAACATAAAAATGACATAAAAGAAAATGCCCACGCACAGATGGTTCTGCCGTGGGCTTATTCAGTCAGTAGAAGCTGTCCTGAATAGATGATTAACCTTTGCATAACATGCATAAAAAAGCAATCATTAAATCAGCTTCTCCCTCCCTGAACAAACGGAGGCAAAACACTGTTCTAACGATGGGAGTCTCACCCGCTCCTCCTGACGCTCGAAGCAGAGCCAAGGAATATACGGAAATGCGTACTGTGTTAAACTATAGCCATCTGGCGGCGATATACCAGAACAGGGCGAGTAAGCTGTCTCGTAGTATCTTTCAAGGGTACTAGCAAAACGGTTCCGGTAAACATCGTCAGTTGCTTCGCCTCATGCCGTATCTGTATCCACAGGGGCTTTACGGGTGACGGGCTATTGTCCAGAATTAAAACGGAATATTGTGTAATTAAATAAACATTGCGGTTGAATATAATCAAAACTTATGCTATGGGAAATCTATGAGGAAAAAACCACCACCAGAGGTTGTTTACAAGAAGAAACGCCCTGTTGCGTCTGAGAAGGTGAGTGTCGGAAAGACTCTTTTTGCTGAGGGATTCCAAGCAAGATTATCAGCAAAGCCTAAGAAACCATGAGCAAATCAATCATAGACGAAGCCAATCCTTGTAAAGAATGCAAGGGAATTAAATTTTACAAAGTAACCCACACATGCATTTCCTGTACGGCAAGGAAAAGAAGGCTAAAATCCATTGTTGATGGGGTTATTAGAAATAACGAAACTAGAACAAAAAGCGAACATTTCAAAGCAAGGGAATCTTTTATCATGAAAGATGTTTGGTATCTATGAACCTATCTAAAACCAACGCAGACAGGCTGCTGCCCACTCAAATAAGCGAGGAGTACCGTGGCGAGCCGGGGGAATACATCAACAGGCTTGAAGCCTTTACAACCTCGGTATTGGGTCATAAAGAATGGGACATTAAATTAAAAGATGGGGTGACTTACGCAAGCCTTGGGACGGAAATCGGGACGCTGAATTTCTACCAAATGCTTATTACAATCGGCGGTTATCGGGATGTTTTAGAGCTTGGGACATACATAGGGGTTTCGGCCATGTATCTTGCGGAGGCCTGTTTGGGTGAGGTGACGACAGTCGAAGCGGGTGAGGAGTTTTATCACATTGCAAAAGAGAATTTTGAGAGAAACAATCAGGCGATCAATTTAATCCATGGTGATGCACTCGAAACGCTTAAATCTCTGCAAGGAAAGAAGTTTGATTTTATCCTGATGGATGCCGCGAAAGAGCTTTATGCAGAAATGCTCCCCTATGCTTTGAATTGCCTCACCTCCCACGGAACTCTGGTGATTGATGACGTGTTCTTTCAAGGCGATACATTGAACGACACCGCGCACACAGAAAAAGGGCGCGGTGTTAAACAAGCCATTGAGGATATTAAATTAAATAATGATTATAAAAAGGTCATTCTGCCTTTAGGGAATGGGTTGATGCTGGTGACTAAAAAGCCTAATGAGTGGGTTGGTCATGCAAATTGAAATGCGAACTGACATTGAAATCTACCAAGAGATCATGAACGACATTGACACCCACACAGGGGTCACTGGAAACGCTATGCCGCGCTATGATAGCTTTCCCTACCCTCAGAGGCTCATTGTGCTAAGTGAGATGCTCCGCGCGCATACGCTGAGGCATATAGGGGATGTTAAGCGATACCTAAGCATTCAGGATGAGATCATGGCGCTCGATCCAAGCATGGAAGCTCCACCGGTGTATAAAATCATGCAGTGGTTAGACTCTGAGATGGATGCCATCAAACCAGTCACGGGTGAGCGCGATGTCGTTGTGTTGTCCCTTCTGGTGTTTGGCGAGAAATACGTTCAAAGGTTTATTAAATACGCCCTAAAGTCTCTCATGGCGTTTGAAAACCTCCCATGCCTTGCGGTCTCAAAGCGGGTGATATTTTACATCCAAACCGATGAAGCCAGTAGGGAATTAATCGAGGCCGCACCGATTGTTAAGGCGATAAAAGCTTTGGGGATAAGTTTTGATTATACCATCATCCCGGAAGATGTGATAGAAACCCTGCAGGGTGACACGACCTACTGGATGCTTGGGGCGGGGGCGAGTCTAGGGGTTCACTACGCCAAGGCCTTACGCGGGGTGTTTCATCATTGCTTCCCTGATATGGTTTACAGCGAAAGATTCTTCAGTGAGTTATTGAGGCTCTCAAAGGAGCATAAATCAATTCTCTGCGGGGGGATGCGCTCTGATGAGACTTTGATTGAGAAATACCTTAAATGTTATGAAAACGATGTTTCACTAAGCATTCCGGCGAGTGATTTAATTTCTCATCACATGAATAACCTGCATTTGGTTGCATGGCCTTACGTGGTGAACAATCGACAGTTTGACTGGCAATATCCACAGAATCATATTCTAATCTGGGAGTCGGAAGGTACGATTACCATCAACGGCCCCCATCTTAACCCAATTTGGCTAGATTATTCAGTCATTAAGGATTTGCCAAACCGCTTTTATTGGACATTGGACAGTGAATTGGATATGATTTGCAAGGGTGAGGATTTTTATATTCCGCAAGAGTATGACGACCTTTATCAAGCAGAGATCAGCGAGCCAAATAGGGCTTTCGTATGTGATAATTACAGCCACGCCATTGCATTTGCCCAGAATTTATGGACGTGCATAGCGCACAGGGATATGTTAAAATTCTTCCTCAGAGGAAACCGAATTAAGTTAAATAAAGACATTCGAGTTTGTAATAACCCAATGGATAAAAGCCAGATTGAAGCAGAAAGTGTGTTTTTGTATAATACTCTTTTAGCAACAGACCCTTATCAATACAGACAGACCGCTCTAGAGAGAACCCACGCAGGAAAAATCTATGGGTAGGATTGTTAGGAAAATTGTATGACTTGGGATTTAACACCGGAACTCGAAAATGAAATAATCACCGGCCTAGAAAACGGCATGGGATTACTCAAATGGTGTGAAGGCAAGGGAAGGCCAAGCCGATCTACTGTATTGAGGTGGCAACGTGATAATAAAGATTTTGGAGCAAAGTGCGCGCACGCACGCGAGGCCGCTGGGGAATTAGCTGCAGAAGAACACTACGAAGTGACAAAAGGCTGTCTAGCTGGGGAAATCCCACCTGATGTTGCCGGGCGTGTCTTAAGCGCAATGCAATGGCGGGCTGCAAAGCTAGCTAGTAAGACATTTGGCGATTCCACCACATTAAAGGGCGATCCTGAGAACCCTCTATATGATATTGTCACCTTGGTTACTGCACTAGACGGTAAAAGCTCGGGATTGCCAAAAATAGGGGAATGATGCCATGCCATGTAACCAATATGTATTTATAGACCGTATGTTAGACGATGAAAGGTTTAACGAGGGGATTAGAAAGCCCGTTATAGCTTCATTGCGGCATAATGGGTGTTCGGGAGACGTGGTTGTTGTTGACGCTCAGCTTGACTATTCCACGCATGAATTGAAGCTGTGTTTACGGTGTGATGATGAAAAGTGTTTTCCCGAGAAAAACGCTATTAGGACGCTGGAAACGCCATTGTGAAAGTCGAATAACCGAGGGACAAATGACAGAAATATCAGAAGTAGCGCAACCGGGTGAATCAACAGAAGAACACAAACAAAGGTTAAAAGATAAAATTGAAAACCTTGGCTTAAAATTCGAGGATTTTGAACTTATTCATTTTGATTTGCAAACCGGTATGAATACATACACCGATGACCCTGTTAAAAAAGAGAGAAAAAGGCAATTTTATAGCTTAAAATGAACGAACAGGAAGCCCTAGCCAAATTCCGCGATGAGTACCTTTCCAATCAGGAATGGCGGCTTAATAATCTTTACTTCATTCGTGATAAGAACGGCAAGAAGGTTCTTCTTAAGTTCAACTGGGCGCAATGGGCGTTTCTTGCGGCTATTTGGTATTTCAATGTTATCCTGAAAGCTCGCCAGCTTGGCATGTCCACTATAATCTGCATCTATTTCCTCGACTGCGCCTTGTTCAACAGCAATCACAAATGCGGTATTATCGACTCAGGCATTGATGATGCCAAGAAAAAGCTCAAAATGATAAAGTTTGCCTATGATAATATCCCCCCGGCGATTCTGAACAATCCCCTTATCGGGATCCCCACGATGAAAACGAATGCCGCTGAGTTGATAGAGTTCAGCAACGGATCCGGCATATCGGTTGGAACCTCTCACCGTGGCGATACCCTTCAGAAGCTCCTCATTAGCGAATACGGGAAGATCAGCGCGGCAACCCCTGAAAAGGCCAGAGAGATCAAAACCGGGGCATTGAATGCTGTAGGCATCGGTCAGCAAATATTTGTTGAATCCACCGCAGAGGGAAAGAGCGGCGAGTTTTATGACCTTTGTAAATCAGCTATAAACCTGAAGGATTCCGGTAAAACCCTAAGCATGTTGGAGCCCAAGTTTCACTTCTTTGCGTGGTTTGATAATCCCGAGTATCGCTTGAGCGATGATGAAACTAAAAACGTGGTCATTCCGAAAGAAACCGAGGCCTATCTGAGTAACTTCAATCTCACCCCTAATCAAAAGGCTTGGTACACGGTGAAGGAAAAAATCATGGGCGATGACATGCGGAGGGAATACCCCTCAAACCCTTCCGAGGCTTTCGAGGGTTCAACCGAGGGATCATATTATAAGAAGGAAATGGCAGAACTTAGGAAATCCGGTCAGATTTGCTTTGTGCCTTATGATAGATCATACCCTGTCAATACATATTGGGATTTAGGTAAAACCCGCGATCAAAGCTCAATCATCTTCACCCAAGACATAAAGGGTAAAAAATGCATTATTGATTATGAAGAGAAAACAAACATCACATGGGATTCTTATGCCATGATATTGAAAGAGCGCGGTTATAACTACGGAACGCACTGGTGGCCGCATGATGGGAATATTAACACTGTCACTCAAGGAGAGATATTGACCAGTAAACAAATGGCGCAACGTGCCGGAATCAGCCCGATTAAGGTCATTCCGGTGACGAAAAGCGTGCATGAAGATGTGACCAATTACTGTAAGCCAATGCTACCTATGGTATGGATTGACGAAAGCAAATGCTCTCTATTGATAATAAGACTAGACAGTTACCGTAAAAAATGGGATAAAATTAACGCTATGTGGATGAATGAGCACGCGCACGATGAGGCTTCTCATGGTGCGGATGCTTTTAGGACATTTGCCGTGCAACAGGCCAAGCATAAAGAAGAAGTTGCTAGTAAATTCATTGAACCGGGTTTTTATGCAGCAAAATCTTATCACGGTAATTAAGAATGTCTGAGATAACCATAATCCCCCAACAATACGCACGGGTTGGCGATACGGTGGAGTATGGCGGAAAAAGATACGTAGCAGAGCGGCATTTTTCCCAAGGTAAAGACATGATTAGCCTTGGTTACACGCACATCATGTACGCATCTAATGGCGCATTTGGCATGGTGGAGGCTGATTGATGTCTCAAATTATTTTTGGTGGCAGAGTAATGCACCTAAATCCCCCTCTTTATGATTTTACGGAATATCATGGAAATGAAATAGTTAGAAGCCTAAAAGGTGTTTATGACTACAACCGTAATTTATTTACAGTTCCAGCAAAGTTAAAAAAAATGTTTGAATGGAAACGCAAGGAAGATTTGGATTTCATGGAAACCATTGGACTAGAGTGGATATAAGATGGCCGACTCAGAAACCAAGAAAGAGCTTGCTGATAATAAGATCGTCAGCGACATGCTGCGGGACTTCAAGCTGTCTGCTGATGCAGAGGCCGACAACCGCACCCGTGCCTTGTTCATCCTTGAGTTTATCCGCCCCGGTTCTAAACAGTTTAGTGAGGCGCAAATATCCGCTCGCGGAAACCGCCCGTCTTATTCCTTTAACCAATTACCAAAGTTTGGCCGTCAAGTTATTAACGACCAGTGGCAGAATGTTCCGCAGATTAAGTATGTCCCAAAAAATGATTCAAATGTTGATAAAGCTCAGGTTTTAGAAGATTTAATCCGCGAGGTTCAGGCGCAGGGCTGCGCTCAAACCGCTTATAAACTGGCAATTTCCAGCCAGATTAACATGGGATGGGGCTATTTTGCTTTTGGCACTAAGTACGACAACGACCAAACAAACGACCAGAATGTATATATCCGGCAGATACCGAATCCTTTCCTAGTCTATGATGATCCCGCAACCCGTGAGCAGGACAGAAGCGACAGACGGTTTTTGATTGAGGTTGAGGACATCCCGCGCACTGAATTTAATAACGCAAACGATAAAGAATACACCGAGAGCGAGCTTGTCTCTATTGGTAGCGAATACCCCGATTGGGCAACCATGGGCAAAGACTTGGTTCGGATTGGGCATTACTGGCGGCTTGAATATGACAAAAGCACCGTGTGGTTTGACAAGGAATCCGGTGTAAAAGTATTGGAAAAACCCGATGACATTGAAAAATACAATCAGCGCGAGATCAAAAAACCAAAGGTAATGTATTATCGTTGCACTGCGACAGAAAAGCTAGAGGGACGCGAGTGGATGGGATCATATATCCCCTATTGTTTCGTTGAGGGGAATAAAAACATTGTTGACGGAAAGACGTATTACACCGGCCTTTATGAAGATATGGTTTCTACGCAAATCCTTTATAACTACGCCACGAATACAGCAATTGAGCTTGCGGAGTCTGCGCCTATTTCACCATTTATCGGTGATTCTAGGGCGTTTAAGGGATATGAAAAATATTACGATCAAGCCAACACAAAAAATTATTCCTATCTGCCATATAATGCCATTGATGAGAGTGGCCAGCCTATAACTCCTCCGCAGCGTATGCAGAATGGTGCAGACTTGGGATCGGCTGTTTCGTTGATTCAAATGGCCGAACAGAATTTCTACGGCACCTCGGGAATTTATCCCGCCTCACTCGGTCAGCAATCGAACGAAAAAAGCGGCAAGGCTATCATCGCAAGACAAAAAGAGGGCGATGTTTCCACATCAAACTATCCCGATTGTTTTGGAAGGTCATTGCAATATGGCGGCATTGTTTTCGAGGATTTAGCTAAAAAAGTTTATGATGGGGCGCGTGAAATCCGTGTCATGAGCGAAGATAAGAAAACCCGCACCGTGAAAATCAACCAGAGCTTTAAGGATGAGAAAACCGGAAAGCCAATGAAGTTTGATTTAACGAAAGGCGAACACGAGGCTGTTGTTACAATTGGCCCGAGTTACTCAACCAAAAGGGAAGAAGCGCGGGAAGCTCAGATTCAGCTATTCCAAGCGGCTCCGCAAGCGATGCTTCCAGCCCTTCCGATGATTATTAGGAATATGGATTGGCCGGGTGCTGATAAAACCGCCGATGCTGTGGAGCGCGGGTTGCCCCCTGAACTTCGTGATCCTGAGCAGATTCAAGGCGCAATGAAAGACATTCCCCCGGTTATCGCTCAACAGCTACAGCAAGCCCAGCAGATCATCCAACAGTTAGGCGCTCAGTTACAGGAAGCGCAGGCGGTGGCGAATGATAAGCAGGCCGAGCAACAGTTGAAAATGGGTGAATTACAGGTAAAAGCACAATCTGCACAAACGCAGGCAGAAAAAGATCAGGCCGATGCTCAACTGAAAGCGGCTCAATTGCAATTCGAGCGTGATAAACTGGCTACGGAATCGGCACTTGAGCAGCAGCGCATTGAACTGGAAAAGATTAAATACTTAACAGAGCTACAAAAGCAACCCAACCCTGAAGCTATTCAGCCAGAAGAAGCCCAGCAAGACGCAATTGAAACCGAATTAAAGGTTAAGTCCATTCAGGTGCAAGAACAGGGGATTGGCGTTCAACATCAGAATATGCAGATGTTGCTGGAGATGCTCGCGGCTATGAAGGGGAGCTTTGACACCTTATCCGCTGATATTCGCGCCCCTAAAGTTATAACTCTTGATAATGGCAGGACAGCGACCACTCAAACGATGTCTTAATATGCTTAACCCCATACAAAAAGAAGAAAGAGAAACCGAGCTGGATTTGCTGTCACTAAAATACAAAATTGAAGATTTGGAACTCAAACGATTACGTGACCTTGCCAATCAATCTATGCAGTTTCAGCTTATTTCCCTTTTAAACAGAGAGCAGAATTTAATTCAAAAACGAGAGCAAAGAAAAGAAGAAGATCAGATTATGTTTCTAATTGGTATTTACGCTTGATTTTAACAACAAAAGGAAGTATTATGGAAAAAAATAGCCCAGAAGTTACCGCACCAGCGGATACTCAGAACGCTATTACGGATAGATACGAAGTTGAGACCAATGTTGTCAGCGAGCCTGTAAAGGTTGAGCCGGAAACAAAGGTTGAAACGGAAACCAAGCCAGATTCAGAGCCGGAACCTGCAGAGGAACCGCAGGAATCAAAAACCATTAATCCAAGAACTGCTGCAAGAAAAGCTGAAAAAGAGCGTTTATTGCGTGAAGCTGCTGAAGCAAAGGCCGAAACAGCCAGAGTTAAAGCAGAATTAGAGCAATTAAAGCAACCAAAGCCTGAAGGCAAGCAGCCCAAAGATTTATCCAAAGAACCCAACATTCAAGATTATGAAGATGCTGTGGAATATACCCGTGATTTAGCGAGGTATGACCGTAAGCAAGAGGCATTGCAGGAAAATCAGCAAAAGAAATTTGATGCTTATAATGAAAAGCTCGAATCTGTAATCGCTGAAAAGCCTGATTTTGAAGAAAAGGTTGGGGCGTTAGTTGATAGCGGTTTAATCACCCCAGAAATTGAGGATGCAGTTTTATCTTCGAGCATGGGGCCGGCTCTTAGCTATCATTTGGCTGAATATGGTGGTGATTTAATGGCACTTCGTGGCTTGCCGAAAGAGCTTTTACCCAAGGCTATTAAAGAGATTGAGGCCTTTATTAAAAAGGGCGGAAATCCACCTGAAAAGCCTCGTGTAACACAGGCACCTCCTCCAATTACTCCTCCTTCTGGTATGGCAAGAACTGACCGATCAGCCAGTTCATACACACAAGAGGAAATCGAGAACATGCCAATCTCTGAGTACAACAGAATCTTTGTCAAAAAATAACCGCTGCTATGGGATTCCCCCTTAGTGGCATAACCACTAAGGGGATTTCCTATGTCTAACCAAGTACCTATTCAAACTATTATCGCCAAGCGTATGCTGGCACGTTTGCAGAACAAATTGCCGATGACGGCTAATTGCAACAAAGACTTCCAAGCAGAACTTTCTGATTCTCAAAAACGCGCTGGTGGCATCATCAACATCACCAAGCCGCCATTGTTTAGCGTTCGCTCTGGCGAAGTAATGGAAGTGCAGTCCACTATCGTTCCTGCCGTAAGCACCAGCCTCAATATGTTTGGTGTTGACGTATCGGCGAGCCAGCTTGACCTGCAGATTTCTTACGATGCAGTGCAAAACGGCATGATTGACGGTGTACTCGATGGCGCGGCTTCTGCTCTTGCTGCTAAAATCGAAGCAGATGGTTTCGCTCTCGCCCTTAAAGTTGCAAACGTAGTCGGCACTCCCGGAACGGCAATCACCGATCCTAGCGTTCTCGCTACCGCTGGTGCGCTTATCACCTCAAACGGTGCATTGATTGGCCGTAACCGTATCGGTCTGCTCAATAGCTTCCAGAATGCAAGCTTTGCAACCGGTGTTAAATCGTACTTCAACCCAGTATCGACTGTAAACGCTGCTTATGCTGATGGCCTACTCGGTAATGGTTATGGCTTTGACCTTTATGACGAGCCTGTTGCTGGCACGTTTACCTCGGGTACTTACGGCGGTTCGCCTGTGACCAACGGCACTTTGGCGGCTGGCACTAGCGTTGTTACAAACGGCTGGACTCCAACCACCACGACCCTCAACATTGGTGATACCTTTACGATTTCCGGTGTGTTTAACCGCAACCCGCAGACTGGCTTGTCAACGGGTGCGCTTAAGAACTTCGTTGTTGCAGCAGTCACCACCACGGATGGTTCTGGTAACTCCACAATCACCATTGGTGAAGATGGCATTATCCTTACCGGCCCACGTCAAAACGTCATTGGTGCGGATGGTACTTCTGTATTCACCACGGGTAAAACGATCACCGTTACCTCGGGTGCTTCGGGTACGACCTCCAAACAGTCTCTTGTGTACGATAAAAACGCGTTCACCTTTGCTATGGTGCCGCTTGCTAAAGTGCCAAGCAACATGGGCGTTATGTCCACCGTTGTTAACGACAAAATGAGCGGTCTGTCGATCAGCATGAAAGAGGGTTACGACATCACGAACAACCAGCGTGTTGTACGTTTTGACGTTCTCTATGCATGGCTGGAAACGTATCCGCAGATTGCAGCTCGTATTCTCGGTTAATTAAACATTTAAGGAGTATTTTTTATGGCTACTGCCACGACTACCACCAAAACTTCTTTGTTGCAGAATGCAACGGGGATTTTACCAGATTCATACCGTGAGGTATGGAACATTACCACTATCGCCGCCGCGGGAACTGCACAGTCCAACGGCACGTTGATTGGTGGGGAAAGCCCGTTTGTTCAAATCAGCAACAACACCGCATCGAATGGCGTTGTTCTCCCAACCGCTAGTTTCATTGGGCAGCAGATTTGGGTTTATCCTCAGCTCGCTACCAATGCTCCAAAGGTTTATCCCCCGGTAGGTGGAACGATCAACAGCGGCACGGCGAATGCTTCTGTTGCAAGCACTGCCCGTAAGGTTGTTCAGTACATTGCGGTTGATCGTACTGGCCTCAATTACGTTACGATAGGTCTGTAATGTCTAAGAAATCAGCGCCTAAAAATGCTGAAGCTCAAGCAGAGGAGGTGCTGGTAAAAACAGCACTCTCCGATGCTGAGTGGGAGCGCAGGACTAAATTAGATGTAAGCAACCCGGATTATATTAATCCCTCTTACGATAGGTAAAGCATGGCATACACTGCCCTGAATCTAATCACCGATGTGTTATTGGATATGGGCGTGATTGCCGACCAAGAAACCCCCACTGCTGCCCAAAGCGTGGGGGCGCTTACCAAATTAAACGAACTCATCGAATCATGGAATATTGACCCATTAAAACTTTATGGATCAACCCAAAACATCATGCCTTTTGTTGCGAATCAGGCGACTTATACCATCGGCGTTGGTGGGGATTTGAACATTCCGCGCCCCGATATGATAAATCAGGCGTTTGTTAGAAACACCAGCGCCGTCCCATCACAGCAGCAGGACATCCCCATTGCGGTTCTCACTGCCCAGCAGTGGGAAGATATACCCATGAAAAGCATGACGGGAACCTATCCCTATGCTGTGTGGTTCAACATGACCAACCCGTTAATCACGGCGTATGTCACCCCGATTCCTACCGGGTCAAATTACAGCCTGATGTTCTTCGATCAAAATGCCATCACTCAATTAACGCTCAACACTGTTTTGGCCTTCCCGCCCGGGTATAAACGGGCGTTAAAATACGGCTTGTTTATCGAACTTGCGCCTAGCTATCAAATTGAAGTCCCGCAGAGCATCGCAACGCTTGCCGTAACATCAAAGGCATCTGTTGATCGAATCAACCTAGAAATTAACGAATTAGAAACCAGCGGCTTTGGTAGATATGACATCCTGAGTAATACCGTAAGGAGGCTGTAGGTGGAGGCCGGGGTAGTTGGCGGTTCATCTCAAGAATATTCGCTGCCGTTTAATGCGGAGCGAACGGTTAACATGCATGCCGTTTTAGATCAGCGTGGTAAAAAACCAGCCTCTTTATATGCCCGTCCCGGCAATTCATTATTTGCAAATGCTGGAAGTGGTGCAGGGCGTGTGGGGTTCAAATCCACCAATGGCCGGGTCTTTGACGTATCAGGTGCGGAATTATATGAAATATTCTCTGATGCCACAAAAACACTCCTAGGAAGCCTCAACACCAGCGCAGGGAATCTAACCATTGCAGAAAATGGTGTGCAATTAGCTATTTGTGACGGGGTTGATTTATACATTTTCACCTATGCAACCAATGTTTTCCAACGTGTGGTCAGTGCGAACTTGCCAAGTGCGGCAAGCGTCATCTTCCTTGGTGGGTATTTCATTGTAAACCGCAGCCTCACCAGTGGGATATTTCAAATATCAGCGCCCTATGATGGGACGAGCTGGGCGGCGCTAGACTTTGCAACAGCGGAATCATCACCTGATAATCTTGTGAGGGTGGCAAACGTATTCGGGCAATTATGGCTTGTGGGTGACCTGAACATTGAAGTGTGGAGCAACACCGGAGCTGCGTCATTCCCATTTCAAAGGTTAAACAGCGCGGCAAATCTCTCTGTTGGCACGTCATCACCTGATTCATTCCTACAAATCGACAATACGGCCTATTGGGTGGGTAAAGACAACAACGGCGCTGGGATAGTTTATAAGGCAGATGGGTTTTCTCCTCAGAGAGTTTCAACCGAAGCCATAGAGCTAAGAATACAATCAGCTCCGAGCATAGGCCAGATCAAGGCCATGTCATACCAAGAAGCTGGACACACGTTCTATATTTTAACCGGTGGTGGGATGGAAACCGCTTTAGTCTATGATTTATCCACAGGCTTATGGGCGGAATGGGCGTATCTCAACAGCCTTGGGCAGTATGAGCTACCTCTTACGAACTATCTTTTCTATGCTTTTGATAAAACGCTCGCATTGGATAAAACCAATGGGAATATTTATCATCAAAGCCAGTCTTACTACTCAGACAATGGCGATGAGATTTGCTGTGATCGGATATTCACGCATATTTTTGACAACGGAAAACCGTTTTTAATAAAAAACCTGATCATTAATTTTGAAACGGGTGTGGGGAATACCACAATTGAAAATCCCAAAGTGATGCTTTACCTGTCAAATGATGGTGGTCGAAGTTTCTACACCTATTATGAAACCGCACTTGGTAAAGTGGGAAAGTTTTTATCTCGAGTTGTTTTCTGGCGGCTTGGCCGTCACCGTCAATGCACCTTCCGTGTGAGAATCACCGATTCTGTAAAAAGAGTGATTACAGGAGGTGAGTTCAATGGCTAAGTTGAACGAAGCGCCGATTGCCGAGGCTCTGATTGACGATTCCAAAAAAGCACGCCCTGCGTGGGTGGAGTTTTTTGCAGACATTACCCGTGGTGACGTTGGGACTACGTGGACACCCTCAATCACAGGATTAACCGTCACTGGAACACCTACAATCAGCGGTGTTTATTATCAGAATAACGGCTTTACGGACTGGGCGGTGAAGATCGTCCCTGCAACCGATACCAGCTCAACCTCTGGCGTTACGTATATCACCCTTCCGTTTGACGTGACCGCCGATGCAGCGTGTTTCGCGGTGACTGGTTTTAGTGCGGCGATGGGGGTTATTAATGCTTCAGCGAGATTGGCTTATTTGCCCACATGGGTAACGATTACCGCACCCATAACAATAACGGGCAGAGTTAAAAACTAAAAGTAAAATACAAAATTTAATATACTATATATAGGGGTTTTTATGGAAGAAGATACAATGGATATGCCGCAGGAGAACATGGCCGATGCCGGACGTGGCACGGACACGCAGCTTGCCCACGTTACTTTAGGCGAAATTGTTCTACCGCTTCCTGTAGTTGCCAATGAAGAATTGCGCCCTTTGCTTGAAAAGGTATTTGCCGATGCTGGTATAGATATAAATCAATACACCGTTGGCCATGAATCTAACAGCATCAACCCCGAAACAGGATATCCTGAGTTTGGGTTTTTTAAGAAATTTAAGCGTTTTGCCAGTATGGCGTTGCCTATTGCGGCCTCATTCATCCCGGGGATTGGCCCAGTTGCCGCTGCGGCTTTAGGGGCTGGCGGTGGTTTATTAGGTGGCGGTGGCCTGCGGGGCGCATTACTAGGTGGCCTTACAAGCGGCATTGGTGCCGGCCTCGCTGGGGGCGCTTCTAGCTCCCTTGCTGGCACTGCTCTTGGCAGACTTGAAAGTTCTATTTCTGGTGCGCTTTCCCCCATAGGCTCTGCAATTAAAGGCGGATTAAGCAGCTTAGGTTCGGGAGTGAGTGGAGCCTTGGATGGTATTGGAAACGCCACTGGACTTAGTGATATTTATAACTCAGCTTCCGGCACTTTGAGCAATGCTGCGGGCGGGATTAGCGACACGATAGGCAATGCCTACAACGGCAGTACGTTACAAAACGCATTTAAGAGCGGTGGTGATGTCTTAAACTCCATCGGAATTAACACAGGCTCAGACGGTTTAGAGGCCGGAGTTGCCGCAAATACAGGCGGCGGGGCTTCATCTTATGGCAGGCAACTACCATGGCTTTCTGAATCAGTAACAAACCCAGCAGATGCAGCATTCCTCAATAATGCAAATAGTGTTTTATCACCAACAATAGGAGCAACGAGCGTGGCCGGATCAAATTACGCATCACCAATATCAAGCACATTGCTTGGTACTTATACTAATAACAAAGCCGAGAATCAACTCTTAAAACAGCAAAGGGCAAATGCTGAGCTTTACAAGCCTTACCTTAATTTCAATTTCAACCCCGGTGATTTGACGCAAGATCCCGGTTATCAGTTTAACCTTGCTGAAGGAAACAAGGCGCTCGATAGGCAGCAGCTCGCAAAAGGTGGGTATTTCTCAGGAAACGCTCTTAAAGAAGCGCAGACGTTTGGGCAGGGCTTGGCGGATAACACCTACAACATAGCGTTTAACCGCGCACTTCAGACCAATCAGGAAGGCTTGCGTGGTGCAGGCGCTCTTGCGGGTGTGAATGACAACATCGGCAATATCCGCGCTGCATCAACCGTAAATAGCGGAAACCTGTATAGCGGTGCGCTTGGCTCTATCCTTGGTGGCAACTCATTCACCAATACCGGTGCATTACAAGGTGGAACTAATGACTGGTTGAGCAATTATTTACGTCAAATGCAAATGCAGAGAATGGCGGGATAACATGGCAGTCGATTTAAGCGTATTTGATAAACAAAAGACGGTGCTGGATCAGCAGGCGTTACAGGAGGCATTTCAATTAAAGAAGGCTCTGGCGATTGCTCAGTTGCAAAAGCAAGCTAGCGGCGACTCCCTTCCTGCGCCATTACAGCTTGCAAATGAATACCAGAAACGCCTGCAAGCTGGCGATACGGTTGGTGCTAATCAAATATTGATGTTTGCTAAGGCGGCAGATAAGGGCTTGGTAACTGATGCCACAGGTTCCTTCCAAGCGGCTCCAGGTTATGCCCCTGCGGTTGGGGAAATTGCGGCGACTAAGAAGGGCATGGAGCACCAGGCAAGCAAAAATGTCGATGTTGTAATGAATCCCCGTATTGCAGGGGGTGAGGCCAATGCCCGGAATGCCTCCGATCTGACTTATGCGGCTCCCACGGCTGCCGCCACAACGACAGGGAAGATGACCGGCGAGGTGGAGGGCGGAAAAGTCAAGAGAAAGTATCAGGCCGGAAATATGCTCGGGCTGATAGAGGAAGCCGAGATTCTATTGCCTAAAGCCACCAGCGGCAGGCTTGACACGGTAGTAAAAGCCGGGAAAACGCTTGTCGGCATGAGCGACGAGAAAACACAGGCCGATAACCAGCTCGGCGTGATCGCCGCAGGGCTGGTTTCAAACGTGCCGCGCATGGAAGGGCCGCAATCAGATAAAGACGTTATAATGTATAGGGAAGCGGCGGGTGACATAGCCAATACGAACAAGCCGTATAAAGACAGATTGGCGGCGCTCAATACGATTAAAGGGCTACAACTGAAATACGCTGACCAGCCAGCTGCACCCGTTAATCTATCAACCGACAGTCCTGCGCCGCAAACTGACTATAAATCAAGATACGGGTTGAAGTAGATGGCCGATTTAGCCCGCATAAAAGAAAATGTTGCTAAGATGGCGAGCATGAACGCGCCGGAAGCAGACATTGACGGCTATATCGCTTCTGAGGGTGTTAGCCTTGGTGATGTGCGCGACTTTCAATTGCCAGCGCAAGATACCTTCACCTCACGCCTTCAATCTGATTTTCAAAAGCGTAAGAATGCCGCTCAACTTCCGGTAGACACCACGCGCCAAGTATATCGCGGCTTAATAAATAATATTGCAAAACCTGTTAATGAAGCCGTTTCTGCCGGTCTTGGCTATATTGGGCAAGGCTTGTCGAATTTTGTGACTCCAGAAGGCAAGCAGGCGTTTGGTAATGCTGTAAACTATGTAAAAGAATCGCCTGTTGGGGTGGCTGTTGGTGAGGGTGTTCAGCAAGTAAAAGATGAAGTAAATGACCTATCACAATACAACTCAAACCTTAAAGATGATTTATCGGCTTTAGGGCAAAATGCACAGTTTGCTGCTAATTTGCCAATTGTAGCGCCTCTTACAAGTGCGGCGGTTTCTGCGGCAAAACCAGTTGCTTCGTATGTCGGCACCGGAGTTAAGAATAGAGCCATTGGCGCTAGTGCGCTCGGAAGGGAGCAGATTGACGATGTGCTTCTATCACAAGGGAATGCTACCGGCGACCTATACAAGGCCGTGGATGCTACTGGAGCCTCACTTAAACCAAACGCAGCCCAGTCGATTAATGCCAATGTCCTTTCAGCAATTGATGCAAGCCAGATCAATCCAGCGGCTAGCCCAAAAACCATAGGCGCGGTTAAGGAGCTTTATAACAGGGTAACGGTAGGAAAGATTAATCCTATTACTGGAAATGTAACCCAAGCCCCAATTTCTGTTTCTGAATTAGATGGTTACAGGAAATTATTAGGAAATATCAGTGGAGAAGATGCTGTTGTCGCCAATAAAGTCAGGAGCGCAATAGATTCGTCTTTAGAGGCGCTTTCTCCTGCGGATTTTAATGGCGGAGGCGTTCAAGCGGCTAAATTGTTGACGGAAGCAAGGGCAAGCGCCGCAAAAGGCTTCAAACTTGCACAAATTGCTGATATTATCAAAAAAGCTGAAGGTAATACGATTGCGATTAAACGCGGATTCAAAAAGCTAATTGACCAAAAAGACTGGGAAAGAGGCTTTACAGCCGATGAAATCCAAGCAATCAAAGACGCAGCGCAATATGGAGTTGGCGAAACATTAGAGCGTGGGCTTGGTACTTTTGGCCTAGATTTAGGAAAGACAAAAAATGTCGTTTTACCTGTGCTTACTGGTGGTAGCGTTGGCTTGGGAGTTCCGGGAGGAGTCCCGCTCGTAGCTGCCGGCACTGTTACCCGCCAAACTGGAAAGCTGGCCGCTCGCGGCAAGGCTCAGAACGTCTTAAACAAAATTCAAAATAGAAAATGAGGAAGTAACCCATGAGCGTACTCCTATTGCCCCCAATCTTCCAGTTCTTTGACGACAACGGCGATCCGCTGGCGGGTGGCTTTGTCGATACGTTCGCGGCTGGCACGACCACGCGCCTTGCAACATACACAGATTACACCGGGACTATTGAAGCACCGAATCCCATTGAACTTGACGCAGCTGGCCGTCCCACATCGGGAAGCGGTGCAATATGGGGACAAGGTGCATATAAATTTATCGTAAGGGATGCAAATGGCGTTCAGGTTGGAGATCCACTAGACAACGTCACCTCATTCACCGCTTTGGCAAGCGCCACAAATGCTTTTTTCCAGTCTTTTAGTGGTAACGGCTCACAGACGGTTTTCACCACATCAGATGATTTAGGGACAGAAGAAAAAGCCCTGATGGTTTTTGTGAGCAAAGGTTTAGAGGAAATCGCAGTAAACGGAAGCTTCACCTCTGACACGGGATGGACTAAAGGCGCTGGCTGGACTATCGCGGCGGGTGTAGCAACGGCAACGGGGGCGATTTCAACCGCGCTTTCACAGGTTCCAACTATCTCCCTTGTGGTTGGTCAAGCCTACGCAGTGACCTATACCGTTACGCGCTCCGCTGGCGGGTTAATCCCTTCGCTTGGTGGGCAGAGTGGCGTAGAGCGTACTGCTAGCGGAACATATAGAGAAATCATCATTGCGGCCTCCACTACACCGATTGCATTTACTGGGAATGCTTTCACTGGCACACTTGATAACGTATCGATCACCCGTGCGGATGCTCAAGGGTATGATATTCTTTCCCCGTCTGCCTTTACGATTAACGGCACATCTTTAACATTCGCATCTGCCCCGGCAACTGGAACGAATAATATTTACGTTTTCGCTCCATCATTGCTTCTTGGCGCGGCTTCAAGTGCAGCAGCTTTGGCGCAAACATACGCCGCGCAATCCCTTGCATCGGCTGCGGACGCGGCTGCATCTGCGGCTCAGGCGGCGGTTTCAATTAAATGGCGACCTTTGGCTGCGTGTGCCACTACGGCTAATATTACTTTATCCGGCGAGCAAACCATTGATGGTGTTTTGACCAGCTCTAGTATTGTAGTGGTAAAAGATCAGGTTTCCCCACCCGAAAATGGTGTTTATGTTTCCGGTGTAGGAGCGTGGACGAGAGCTACAGATGCCGACACATGGGATGAATTGGTCGGTCAGTCTCGCACGATAAACGCAGGCACTGTTAATGCTAAAAAGAGTTTTGGGAATACCAACAGTTCGGGCGGAACTATCGGTGTAACAGATGTAACATGGACTGAAATATTCTTTTACCCCGCGCCTAATTCTGTAAGCTCTGCAAGCCTGACGACCGCCCTCGCATCCTCGCTTATCCTTACGGTAAAAAGGCAATCCTTCACTGGAAATGGTACTTATACACCTAGCACGGGGATGGTTTATTGCGATATTGAGGCATGGGGTGGTGGCGGCGGTGGTGGTGGCGCTCAATCAGGCTTTGTCGGATCGACAGGCGGCGGCGGTGGAGCAGGTGGATATGCTAAAAAAGTATCTACAGCGGCATCTATTGGCGCATCACAAACGGTTACTATCGGAGCCGGAGGGGCTGGGAATAGTGCAGCAACAGGAAGCGCGGGGGCATCTACTTCTGTTGGTGCTATTTGCGTAGCAGCAGGCGGCTCAGGTGGGGCAACATCTGGCGCGGCAGCCAACCCTTCTTCTGGGGGATCTGGAGGGGCAGGTGTAACTGGCGATGTTTTGGCAACGGGAAATGCGGGTAATCCGGGAATAGGTGTAAATGGGTCTAGCAACATACCATTAGGCGGCGCTGGTGGCGCATCCTCAATGGGTGGCGTTGCGGCTGTCACAGTTCTAAACGGCGACACGGCGGGAGCTGCGGCTGCTGCTAATAGCGGATCGGGCGGCAATGGCGCATCATCTAAATCAACCGCACAGATTGGTGGAGCTGGTGGAAGCGGTTATGTAATTATTACTGAATATTGTTCACAATAGGAGAGACAAATGGCAATTTATAACGAAAGAACTGTAACTATCGCAACCGGGGCAACGCAATCAGCAACCGGTGTTGATTTGAGCGCCTTCACGCTCTTGGGAATTTATTTTCCATCAAATTTTGATGGGACAACGATTACCCTGCAAACCAACACATCTGTAAATGGTGATTACTTTAGCGTTTTATCTGCTGGTTCGGCTTATACAATTACAGCAGCGGCTTCAAGTTATGCGCCAATTGAAAATCTAGCAATTGTTGCTGGCATTCAATTTTTGAAGATAACCGCAGGAACCGCACAAACCACCTCTAACACTGTGTTTACGTTAGCTTTGAGAGAAGTTCAGTAAAAAGGGAAATAAAATGCTATTGCTTTTTGGTAATACCGCAACCGCCTCCCAATTCTATGGTCAAGCCCCTGCGCTTGATGCGTGGAAACGCATGTATCAAAAGGCGCTGAATAACGAAAACCAGATGCTTGCGTGGATCGGGGATTCGCAGGAAACCACACCCAACGGGACGACAGCCGGTTGGCAGGAACGGTTCATGTGGAATTTGTATAAACGCGCGGGCAATAAAGTTACTGCGGCTATATCAAATAATATGGCTTCTTATGGCGGAGGCGCTCCGTATTCGTTATGGCTAACAAGGGGAGCATCGTCTGGAACTGGGAATACTGGTTATACCGTGGCAGAGGTTCCTCCGGGCATGTCGGTATATGGCGCTAATCAGCTTGGGAGATTGTCAAGCGGTGGGTCTACTCGTGTACTATTGATTCAACTACAATATGACGCATCTGATGTGAATCCATCGGCTCAGGTTCCAGTTCAGAATTATTTTAACCCGGCGGCTCCATTTTACATTGATATTTATGCAAGAGCCAGACCGTCCTCGAAAGAAATTCGATGCCTTATCGGGTATAATAACACAAATGCTCCCTCTGGCGGCCCTTCAGGCGGCAACATCGTTGACGTGACAACCTCAACATGGTCGCCATCTGGTAATCTTAATGATACGGCGCAACTTAAAAAAACAACCCTTGGCCCATATACAAATCCAAATCCCGTTGCCAATCCCTATGCCCAAATTTATATGCTATCTCCTAGCGCATACGATGGGAATGAAGCCGATTTACAGGCGATAGTATTCAGGAAGGCTACGGAAGAAGGCGGCTTTAGTTCAGTCGCATGGTCATTAGGTGGCTATACGGGCGGCATCACCCCGGGAGATAATTCTGTACTTGGAAAACACGCAAGTTGTGCCCCATGGCTGCAAAGATTCAGAAAGCCTGATTATACGATTCTCGCAACAGGAACGAATGATCTTTACGGGTCATTTTATACTGCTGCGACTATCCGCTCTAATTTCCAAACATTCCTAAGCACAATGCGGGGAAGTAGCTGGTACAATGACCTTACCATGCCGTTTGCCATTTGCATCGACCCGCCGCGGAACTGGACGGGCGATCAGGCGTATGTCACCCAGCATAATCTTCTCGCCTCCGAGCTAAGAACCCTTTGCGATGCAGACCCCTACACGCTTTACATTGATACGAAAAAAGCTGTTGAGGCTGTTGGCTGGCGAGATGGCTCTGCTGCTACACCGTATCTCGCCGATGGCGTGCATTACAATGGCCTTGGAGCAAGGACAATGGCCGACAAAGCCGATCAACAAATGTTCTTTCTTTATTCTTCAACGCCCGACAATTTCCAAGCCTACAGCACGATACTTGACGGGGTGACGGATGCTTACGTGTTATCAACAGGAATTTCTGGTGTAACCACAAGCGCCACGCTTTCAGGAGCGTTTGTTTTCAAGCCGGAATTAACAGATGGCGATGCTGACGGCACACTGTTTGCTTGTGGCGGGGATGCACTCATTGATGGAGAGCAAGCATTAGGTTTTAGATATACTAATGATTCGGCAACCCCAGCCAATAACAAATTTTTTATTCGTGGGATTAATGGTCTTACTCCTGAAATTCGCATTGATTTTGATAGCTCTAAAATTGTATATGGGTCTTGGAATCTGGTAACATTTTCCCTTGATTCATCTGGGAGAAGCTATAACGCTTATATTTCTAACCGAAATGGCTTATGGCAGAATCTTTCTGCTACCGAAACAACATGGACGGCAGCGGTTACATTCCAAATAAATCCGACAGGGACACCGTTTTATCTTGGCCGGGCGGGTGATGCTGGGGGCGGCGCTTTTTATCATAATGGCGGATTGTCTCAAGGCTATGTCAATACGGGAACGGTGGACTGGTCTTTGAGCGCACAGCAACTGAAGCTGATGCGAGCTAACGGCTCGTTGCTGAATTGGGAATTGCAGATAGGCCTTGGGCTTCTCACGGCTCCGCTGGTTCTTTTTAACAAAACCCTCACATCAACCTATGACAATAGCCTGTTGTGCGGCTCTGAGTCTGTAACCATTGAGGGAGCGCCCACCGCTGGTGACGTTCCGGGAGTAACCTGATGAAATTCTATTATCACCTCAACGCACTCCACGCTAATTATGCTGCGCTTCTGACCTCTCTCACTACGCTTCATCAGGCTGAGAATAGCTACACCAATGTTAGAAATTCCCAAACCAAATACATGGAAACAGGCAATAGAGATAATCTTGCGGGCACGCAGTCCATTGTCAGCGTATCGCTTGCCGCAGACCCATCAATTTCAAATGCGGCAATTATTGGAATGTATACCGAGGCTCAAGCGGCAAGCCTCCCTTGCGTTGTTAATCCTGATTTGTGGTAAGGAAAAATGGCAAAAAGGGATGATTTAGAAGATCGGATTCATGCGATTGAAAACAAGCAGGCCACTGATGACGGGTTTCGCGCGGGGTTTTGGAAAGCTATTATGGTCTGCATCACGGCAACTGGTAGTTTTCTGTCCTTTTGTGTTTGGCTGGGCGGCCTTATTTATTATAAAGTCGGTGCTGTGAAAGTAGGGATTTTGGCAGCTCTGGCAGAATTGCAAAACAAATGAGATTTTTTCATTACACCATGTGGGTTGCCATGACCCTTATCTTCATATCCACAGGCGCTTTGATTGCTGGGCAAAATGATATGATTAAGAAAAAACAGTATGAAATCATATTGTTGCAAATGCCCTTGTCGGTGCTTTGCGAATTAAGGGTGACATCATGATAACCGTTGACCTCATCCGTGTTTGTAGCTCAGACGAAGGCACTTTCGGGGTGATGGTAATTGATAATAATCCTTTGTGTGTGACCTGCGAGGAGCCTTGGAAAGATAACGCTAGGAAAGTCTCCTGCATCCCCTCGGGGGAATATAGCTGCATCCCTCATAACGGGGGAAGATTCAAAGATGTTTGGGAAGTTTCGGGCGTTTCCGGTCGCACTGCAGTATTAATCCATAACGGAAATACCATAAACGACACTGAGGGCTGCATCCTTGTCGGTAAGGGATTTGGATGCTTAGGAAACCTTCCATCTGTCACAGATTCTATTGCCACGCTTAACACGCTGAGGGCGAGGGATGACTTAAGAGATGGCTTTATTCTGAGGGTGAAATGAATAAAATTGTAAAAGACATGATTACCCAAGCTGATGGAGAATCATTTTGCCTCATGCGCGTAATGACGATTTTTGGCGCATTAGCCTGCGTGATCTACGCGGGGTATTCCATTTACAAAGGAGTGACGGTTAGCTTCACAGAATGGGCGCAGGCTTACGCTACCGTTACCGGGGGTGGATCGCTGTCGATTTGGGCTAAATCCAAAGCGGAGCCAGAGCAGTGATCTGGCTGGCTGCTAATTGGCGCTTGGTTGCTTACGGAGCAGCGTTTCTAGCGGTTTTCGGGAGTGGCTGGCATGTTAGGGGCATCATTGCCGAACATAGCCTTGAGAGCGCCCTATCCGATCAAAAAGCAAGCCTAATTGCTCAATGTGATGCAGATAAGAAAATAACCAGCGAGGTGTCAAATGATTACCAATCAAAAATTCAAACTCTTAATAATCGCATTGCCTCTCTTAAACGCTTGCGCCCCGCAGGCTGTGTGCCAATTTCCAGCCCCACCAGCGGACATAATGAGGCCGCCGGAAACCTCGATGCTGGAACGCATGGAATTACTGCTGAATCTCTCATCGAGTACGGCGGCGATGCCGAAAAATACCGGCTCCAATTAATAGGCTGTCAGGATTTTGTTAACAGGGTGTGGAGTCGCTAAACGCCATTATCACATAGATTCATATTTGAGGAAATTTCAATAACATATTGCTTGTCGCCCATAGCTACCCCAAGTTCAGCCACGTCTTTATGGGAACGCCTATATCCTGTATAGGAAATGCGGTATCCATTTTCTTCCAATAAATCACGAATTTTTCCACGCAACCTAATTAAATCGTTCATATTTCCCCCTAAATTAAAAACGCCCCTATCACCCCTCCTATCGTCCACTCGCTATTTCTCACGGTTTTTTCCCAACGCAATCCCCATAGGTAATACACCGCTCCATGCAGTAGTAGAATCGCCATAGCGGGCTTTCCCAACAGTATAAACGCCGGAAGGGCTGGCAATGCCCTCACCACCCCATAAAACACGCCCACGGCCTTCCCATCGAAGTTTAAGGCTATGTCCTGCATCCATTGGAATAGCCAATGGTCACGCCTGCCCGGTGGAATCCCGTGAATCGCACTAAACAGCACATGCGTGGGAAAGCATCCCATGACGACAAACACCCATAGCCACAGCAGGGTTTGGGTAACGTACTGCGAATAAGCGTAAGCCAAGCCCGTCATGATAGCCAGCCATAGCCATCTAGGCGCATCCGTCCCGCGCTGGCGGAATAGGATGGCAGAAACAATCATGTTGATGAGGGTTATCACTTTTCTGAATCCTTATTTGATTTAAGATAGGCCTGATACTCCATCTCAATCTTCATTTTATCGCATTTGTATTTTAGTGCCTCTGGTACTTTGGAATACAAATCGGAAAGTTCTCTCATGGTGTCGGCGAGCTGTTGAGCAAAATCCCGCGTTATGGTATCGGCTGGATAATCCCTAGCCCATTTTTCCGCTTCTGCAATCGACAATCTAATGGGTGTTGAATGATTCGTCATAAGCCCACGACATCCTATAGCGCTGCCCAATTTCCTTTCCCAGTATTCTCGATACACGCCTAGCTGAAACGCCCCATCCACCCATTGTGGCAATGAAGTCCCTCCAATATAAGCGCTCGTAGGCTACCCGGATATCTTCACTCAGCAGCTTATTCGTTGTCATTTCTAAGCACCTTTTCTAATCTTCCATATAAATCATATATGGCGCTCTGAATATTCATAATTTCCGCCCTCATTTTAGCCTTATCTGTAGAGCGTATTGCTTCCATTTCTCTCTTAAGATGGCTATTTTCAAAAGATAATAAATCAACGCCCCGCTTGACATCAATATAATCCCGAATTGCAACCGTGCTGCCATTATCAGTATTATTGAATCCTTGCTCAATTTCCATTTTGTTCCTCATATCTCGGTTGAAACCAGCTTCCCTGCGCTGGTGGTAGTTCTACCTGCGTACTCCACGCGATGTAGGCAATGCAGAGGGAGAGCAGGAGGATGATTAGGGCGAATTTCATTATCCGCCTCCACCGCCGCCGCCTCCACCGCCGCCTCCACCGCCGCCGCCTCCACCGCCGCCTCCACCGCCGCCTCCACCGCCGCCGCCTCCACCGCCGCCTCCACCGCCGCCTCCACCGCCGCCGCCTCCACCGCCAACGCCTAAATTTTCCCATTTGCTCCATGCAGCTACGCCATTGGTAGCAGAATCGTGTTGTCCTCGATATTTTTCTCCGCAAACAGCGCAGTAATGGCCGCCCCCTTGAGAAGCCACAATGGTATGGCCTGAAGCGCATTTTTCTTTAGTCATAATAATCTCCTTATTATTTTAATCACAATATCCCCAACTCCATAGCCAAGCATAACGAAAAGAATCGCCGTGAGAATGTCTGCGGTTGTCATGATTTATCGCCTTTGGATTCGGATAACAGTTTAATGCCCATAACCACATATCCTTCTTGCTGCGCGAATGAAGATATGTAGACCACTTCAACCCGCGCAGATTGTTGTCTACCGGGAGCAGCCCATTGAATTTCGCTATCCGGGTTATGCTCGTTTAGAAAAAGTGTATCGCCCACCTGAAAATCGCGGTCATTCTTACGAATTTCAAACGTTTTTTGACCGCTTAAAATCCTCGGTAAAAACTGCTTATGAATTTTTAGCACATGCTCACTCATGGTTGCTGGCCTTCTATTTGATTTAACTGGCTCTGGTAAAAGTCATGCGCTCGGCCTAATTCGGCGCGTATGTAATCCTGCCACCAAGAAACATCTCCGCCACCGCCATCACCTAGAAGGCCAGCGTCATAATAGTCGAGAGATACCGATTCCCGCTTGGGTGGAGGGAGCAGTTCAAGCACCTCTTTGTATGCCTTCCAATCCTCGTTCACATGGCTTGCGTCATAGCCTCGACTTCCCATGTGATGCCCGCGCCACCAAACACTGCGATAGAAACTTTCCATCGTCTCGTGCGGCGGTATCCCGACCGGCTGTTCGGGTCGCAGCCTTTCTTCTTCATTCCGGCAATCCGGGCAAAACGGGTATGTGCTATAGCGGGGGTGCTTTTTACACATATCCCCACCCATCACCGGCTTGGGTGTAGTTGCCTCAGATAGATAAAATCGGATAGCGTTACGCAGGGCGGCATCACGGTCGCACATAGTTTCATCGGTATCGTATCGCCATGCTCCGAAAGCACTTTCAAAGGCATCTTCGTCCAATAACGGCATGTCATCGCATATCTCACACGATTTAATGCATTCTTTTGGTTTATTAACGCCGTCACAGTCATCATGATAAACACATGCCGGACACCGTATCAGCGATACGGAACCCTTATCTTCACTCATACTGCTTCCTTCCATATACGACCGCTTATAACAGCGCCGAGATTACTTGGTTTAACATTATATTCTTTTGCCAATTCTGCCTGTGTTATACCGCCAGCGGCAAAACGGCTCCTAATTTCCCTAGCCTTATCCATGCTTAGTTTCGTATTTCGCTGATTTCTTGTTTGGTGGATTTTCAGCATCCAAATGCAATTATCTTTGTCTTTGGGTGGTAATCATAGATACCGAAGCGCAAGGCTTTGCATACTATGTACTGCACCTCGGCGCACTCCTCAGCAATCCTGACAAGGGCATCATGGGCATTGGTAGGCTGATACTTTGGGTCTGTCATAATCTACTTTCGATATTATCTTCAGTTGGGTGACAGCGGGCTATGCGCTACATAGCTGGAATAGGCACCCGTTTCCGTGCGCTGCCTCCGGTTGTTCAGGAATTTGTTTATCCGACCTATGCAACCGGTTTTAATCCCGCTTGCTGCGAACCCTGCCAGTGCGTCCCCGTACTGTGGTTTTCCCCTATTCACCGCCGTCATAAATCACCCTATAAATACTCGTTATGCCGCTTTTTCGGTATATTCCTCGGCATCATTCCAAACTTCTCGCGCTACGTTTCCAAGCAGTGCGTCAATGTCGATAAAATCATGTTCAGCTTTCGGGGAGTCATAACGTGAAGTAAAGACATATGGCGCTGTGTGGCCGCTTTTAGGCGTGTTCCACAATTGCATGACATCCTCGACTGGCTTCAATGCTTCTTTTAACCAAGTCAGAATAGCCCATGAATCGTCAAACCAACGCATATGGTGTATTTCTACGCCATCTTTGAATGTGTCCTGTGCATGGGACTTTAACACCTCTGTCACCAGTTCAAGGCGGGGAGGATTATTATAGGGGTGCTGAGTCACAGCAAATTTAGCCATGTTCCCGATAATATCAGTCTTTGAAACAAGTCTTTTTTCCATATCATCACCCAAGGTTATTATCGGTGTTCATTTTAAATGCCGGACAATCATGTAGCTTTATTCTTGCATTACGGTATGCGGCGGAAGCATCGTCTAGAGTTGGAAACAGCCCTAAATAATACATAACATTATTGGCCTTAATCCTTGCCCCGTATTTTCCCGAAACTGTTTTATTCACTCCGGTAGGCATCCCGCTGGCATTTGGCTTGCGGAAGACATAATTCTGATTATTCTGCGAGCTGGTGGCCTGCCTCAAGTTTTCAATCCTATTGTCTAAACCGTTGCCGTTAATGTGGTCTATGCTCTGTTCCGGCCAAACACCATAGACATAAAACCACGCTAGATGATGCGCGTAAACGGCTTGCTTAAAAAGCCTCACCATCAAATACCCGTCCTGAAACTTACCCGCTTGTTTATGTAAAACACGGCGAGAATTTCTCGGTGTGTCTAGCCATACAAAATCCCCAGACTCAGCATGGTAATACATCACGCTCTTTAGTTCGTCTAAAGTAAACCTAGGTCTATTTATGGTTTTAGGCATCCGTACCGTCTTTTGGTTACTTTTGGTTTTTCAATACTTCGGCAACAGCCTTAATCGCCTCAATCTCGCGCTCGTCACGTTCATCACGGAAGATGCGGCGGGTTACGCCAGCCTCACCGAGTGTTACCGCATCAGCCACAAGACCAAATGGTAGCGCAATTAGGTTTGTCAGTTTCATCTTGTTATCCCTCACTCGGTTTCAGTGTTAAGCAGCATCTTCCCATAAATGGGCGTATCTGCATCTTAAATCGGCAATCGCCGCTTCTTTCGTGCCGCCCCATCCGGCGTAGTGGCCTTCGCAATCGGCGTAGGTCGCACACCAGTCCCATCCCCTGACGGGAATTGGAGGGCATACATAGTCAGTTACGATTTTCGGCTCAGTCATTTCTTATACTCCACCATTGGGTGATCTTTATGTAAATCGGACTGATGTAGAATGTATTTTTTCCCGTTCATTTGAATTATATAATATGGATATTTTCCGTGAGGATATTTCATTTGACATGCCTTCGCTACAAAACGCCCTGTTTTAGCGTCTTTCTTAAATAGCCAGCCGGTTTCATTGCAGTAGTATTTCGGGAAGTTAGTCATTTGTTCGTATGCCATAACTACTGCTCTTTGGTTCGTAGGATTGCGTTCATACGTTCCCCTGGCGTTGAAAATCCTCGTATGCTTTGACATCATCGAGGCGGTAACGTACCAAGCCGCCGATTTTTACATAAGGCACTCCTTCATTAAGCCAGCGCCAGCGTTCCAGTGTGCGTAGCGATATGCCCCAACGCTGCGCCACTTCTTTCGGTTGTAAAAAGACAGGCTTGTCAGTCATAAACCTATCGCCTTCTGCAAAGCAGCGGTTTCCAACTCTACAACCGCCCATGACACAGCCCATGCAAGCGACTTGGTTTCTGACTTGGTGGATTCGTCCTTGAAAGAATCAGCCAATCCGTTCAGCACGATTGCCGCTTTCTTCAAAGCCAATATCCGATATTTATCTTCCAATTCCATGTCGCTACTCTCAAATTCAGTTCCGGTAATCCGGTGTTATTTTAACGTAACTCACTTTCGGATTAATCCCCATCGCCTTTAACAGCCTTTTCGATGGTGGACTTTTCCCATTTATTACCTGACTCACATACCCAGCGGAGAACCCGTTAGCCAACGCAAACTTACGCATACTGCCAGCCTTCTCACACATGGTATCTAATCGTTTTAGCACTTCATCTTTTGTCATATATAGTGTTTAGCAAACAATAAGCATAGAGTCAACAGTTATTTTCACATTGTTGCTTTGATAAATTCCGCCGCGACTTGCGGTACGATTGCATTGCCAAAGCCGGAGGAACACACTCTAGCCATGTGCTTGGATACCCCATAAGCCAGCACTGGAATTGTGGGTTCAATATTCCTTGCGTACCCGTCGGGGCATCTGAGCCACCACAACCCTGTGCTAGCATCGACAAATTTATCTGTTTGCCCATCGCTACCCGGCGCTGTATGCAAGGATTCTCCCATCTCCCCCTGTCCCGATTGTCCGAGGCTTGGAGTGTCGGCCATAGGCCGAATATCACTTGCTCCCGCAAATTGGCTGGAGTTCTCCGATTCCTTCGTCCGTGTGTGAACTGCCTTACCATCGCTTCCTTGCTCCTCGGAGGTAGGCTGTCCATTGTATTCGGCGTCGCCCACAAAGAAAATCCTGTCTCTGCCATGCCCCCTTTGACCCGATATAGCTGGCAATACCGCAGACCCAAAGGCGTAACCTTTATCCTCCATCCCTTGCTGAACATCATCAAGCCATCCGTGGGCAATTGCGCTAACAACTTGCTCTCCAAAGACTGTTGAAGGCAGACGCTCCGCAATGAGCTTGTACCAGTACGGCCAGAGATGACGCTCATCTTCTTTTCCTTTCCGGCGTCCTGCGTTGCTAAAGGGCTGGCAGGGGCAGCTTCCTGTCCAAACAGGTCGAGTGTCGTCCCATCCAGCGAGGCGCAAGGCGTAGCTCCAACCTCCGATACCTGCGAAGAAATGACATTGCTCGTATCCTCTAAGGTCATCCGTTCGGACATCTACAATACTCCTCTCATCAACATCACCCGGCGCAATGTGGCCAGCCGCAATAAGGTTGCGTAGCCACTGGGCGGCATAGGGGTCAAATTCGTTGTAATAAGCTGGCATGGCACTACAATGATTCCCTCGTCCTGTTTAGTATCTCTTTGCAGATTTGAAGCGCCTCTGCGGGGAAACCCATTTCTAGAAAGCGAATTGCGTCCTTTGCTTGGCTGTGATTATTTCTTTTACTGAGCTGCAATTCTTCAATTTCCCTAAGTAAATCCCTGTGCATGTCGTCTGTTAGCATAATGACATCCCTACATTTTACTTGCGTGTTTTACGCTTAGTTACCTCGTTAAAAACTTTCACCCCGCCTTCTATCGGAGCGACACAAATAGCATTTGCCTTGTCCTGTAAAAAAGAATCAAAATCTTCGTGAGGGATAATCATTTCACCGTATTTGATTGCGTATCTTTGCAAGGCACACATAAAAATCATCATGTTAAGTTGGTCTGCTTTTTTCATAAAGTTACCCTACCACTAAATTGTTCATCTTCACTCATATCAATATCCCCTCCCATTGCTTCGCGGCGATTTCAGCTTGTTTCTTATTTGCATAGCGTTTCTTTTTTACCATGATCGGCTGGCGGTAGGATTTTTGCCTTGTTCGATGTGGCCTAGCCATGAAGATGACAACCCTTCCGATAATCGTAGCATAAAATGGCTTGTCATGGGTCATAAAATCTCCCTATCGGCTTCATACTTTGCCATTTCCTGTTTATGCAGCAACACATGAACTTGAGCTAGTTTTAGGCTAAGGATATTTTTAGCCCTCACCATGACGGAGTAAATTTCCGTGTATTTGTCTATCGCTGCGACAATCTCCTCAGGCGGCATGATTTCCAGTTGATCTATGCAATCATTCATTTCATCAATACTTCCGAGAATACAGTCATCTTGATGTAAATATATAATATCAGCCATGTAACTCCCCATAATGTTCAATTTCTAGTATCGGATAACCTTCTGTTGCCATCCAGCCGGTGATCGCTGTTAAATATGCCGCCATTTGAGAAAGGCTCATTTCCTTTGATCTCATCGGCCTTGTGTAAATCGTCCCGTCCAGTCTTTTTCCTGTAACCATAGGAGCAAATTGCGCTAGTAAATCCTCGTGTATCTGCTCTTTCGATAGAGGGTCGCCAAGCTCAAGCCGATAAGCCCTTACAGCCGGGATGACTGCCACCCAGTAATAGGCGTTTTGCGATAAGCTCCTTGCTTCTTTGGCCTCCTCAATCGTCAACCTTATCAATTTATCCGCATACATTGGGAACAGCCTTGAAAGCATTTCCCTTGTGCCGGGGAAAAGCTTGCCATCTGGCTGTATGCGGAATGAGAGGGTTTTTTTCATTTCCTGACCTTAGCTTTATAAGATAATTTTCCGCTGCCAGTTTCTACGCAAGCCCAGTTCACATGATTGCCGGATGCGATATATTCCTTGATTTCTTTCAGCTTTGGCTTGCGCTCGATCTTGCAAAATTCATCTGGTACAGCATCAGGATTCTCGACTTTGACCGATTCTCTGCCCTTGGTGAAATATAAAACATAGTCTATGAGTTCGCCAGCTATGGTTTCCTCTAAAACCCCGCTTTCATTCATTTCATTGGCTATTGCCAATTGTGCGTCATCGGCTTCCGCCTGCTGCTTTTTGATTTCATTCTCAATGTCCGACAAGCGATTCTTTAGATCAAAAATTGCATTGTCTGCTGTTACCCAGCGTATAAAATACTCTTTCATAATTTAGTCTTTCCCGCTTCCGCTTTTAGCTCACGGAATTTATTTGCGTACACTTCGCGCAACTCTTTTCCAAGGGCAGCATCATCAACATCTTTTGACTGAAACATTAGAGCGATTTTGTCACGGTATAGATCATAAACATCAGCCAATGCTTTTTGTGTATCTGCTTGAGTAAGCGCCAATCTACAGTTATCGACGTACTGTTTTCGCAATTCGGGTGATTCAAAAGATGAGTGGTTGATTGCTTGCATCTGAATATTTTCGCCATCCGTATCTTGCTCGCCTTCTGTCGGGATATTGAACAAGTTGATAGCAAGCGTTTTGTAGGCCTGTGACATTGCTTTAGATGTTGCCTTATCGCTGTAATCAACAGAATCAGCATAAACAGACACCAAAACATCATCACCTTTAATTGTGTTCATGATCTTGAAGTCAACGCGCAAAGTTACCCACAGCGCCAACGCGCCTGATTTTGCGTGACGTTCTTTTTCAACACGTTCCGCCATATGGGGCAAAATTGCTAAGGCGCACTCTTTCATTAAAGGAGAGGTATTATTGCGAATATCATCAATGCCACGAAATTTATATTTTATATCGCCTTGGCCTCCCTGCTCTTTTGAAATACCTTTTTTCGCTAGTGCTTCTGTCATAGCCTCGATGGATTCTAAAACCGATTGCGGCCTTACTTTTACTTCTGGTTTTTTTTCTTCGGCCATGATTACTTCTCCGCGTGCTGCATTTCTGCCTGAGCTTTCGCCAGCGCCTTAGATAGCTTCGCTATAGTGTCGCTTTGGTATTGTCTCATCTTTTACTCCATTCGCTGTGTATCGGTTGCTCATAAGGCATGGCGACATACATCAACATCGTCACACCCATTAGGAAGGTCAGGAGGCACATGCCGCCCGCCAGTTGTATTGCGTACTCGCGCGGGGTCATGCAGCTTCCTTGATTTTTTCTGCAAATTTCTCAGCGCCAAATTGGCCTATTACTAGTTTTGCAATTTGCTCTGCGGTGTAAGTGTCACCCAAGCTTTTCCCCGTGCTCTCAACAAAATTCCTAACACCAGCTCCGCACGCCCCAGTAACAGCGCGATAGATACCAACCCACTCCTTGCCCGTTGCTGATTTAGGAATTGCGCCATCGAATTTTGCAACGGTCTTATAAATCAAGTCTTCACGCGCTTCCTTAATAGTCTCGCCATGCGCGGAATTGCCGTTTTCATCGCTGACAACAAATAAAACTTTCCCGTCATCTGTTTTTGCTTTTTTCACTCCAGATTTATTGGATATTACGCGAGAGAAAATTCCGTCCGAAAAATCAACTTCAACCCATTTCCCGTTTTCTACGATATACCAGCATCCGGATTTTAATTTTTTCCCATCAACAATGTCTGCTTTGCCACCGATGGGAATATATTTCTCATCCTTTTTTATGTATTCAGACGCCATCAAAAGATTTCCTATGTCACCCTTGACAGCGGCGCGATAACCTACGGCAGAACAAGCACTGTAGTCGCCCGAGGATGCAGCCGTGCTGTAGTTGCCCGAGGATGCAGCCTTGCTGTAGTTGCCCGAGGATGCAGCCTTGCTGGATTCGCCCGAGGATGCAGCCGTGCTGTAGTTGCCCGAGGATGCAGCCTTGCTGTAGTCGCCCGAGGATGCATCCTTGCTGTAGTTGCCCGAGGATGCAGCCGTGCTGTAGTAGCCCGAGGATGCAGCCTTGCTGTAGTCGCCCGAGGATGCAGCCGTGCTGTAGTCGCCCGAGGATGCAGCCGTGCTGGAGTAGCCCG